CACCAAAGACTGATTTGAACCCTTCATCAATCCAGTTAGAAAATTGAACTGCAAGTTCTTTAAGGGAATCAATTAGCTGATTAATCCACTTTACAAAGTCGCCAAATACGGATTCGCCACCTGTAAAAAATTGGTACAAATCCTCAAGTGCTAGAAACGCGAGACCAACAACAGCGGCAATGGCAATGAATTTTAAAGCGAGCAACCCCATAGGAACCAAGGCAGCAAACGAAGCCGTCTTAAGGAATAACAGTCCTTGTCCGAAAACACCCAAGGCACTGACTAGACCACCAACAGCGATAAGAACCGGACCGATAGCTGCTGCAATACCACCTAGGACAAGAATGAATTTTGTAGTTTTATCGTCCAATTTTTCTAAACGAATAAGAAACTTTTCAATAGCACTTGCTACCTTTTCGACAATGGGAAGCAAAAACTTTCCAAACTTTGCACCTAGATCAGCAAGTCTAGAAATAATACGCGCTTTTGTTTCATCCAAACCAGACATCTGTTTTTGATAGGCCCCAGCTGCAAAAGCCGCCCGTTGTTGTATCAATGAAAGAGTAGCCAAAGCCTCAGCCTGTTGCTGCGTAGCAAAGACTTGTCCTTTGCTCCTCATGAGAGCAATACGTTCTTTTACCTCTTGCTGGTCAATGACAATTCCAAGTTTTTTAAGAGACATCAATCGACCAGCTAGAGCATCCTTTATCATTTCGATTGTCTCTGCTGTGTCGACTTTTTTAAATGCCGCTAGATTAGCCCCAAGCTCAATCACAGCTTCACTTGTTTCTAGCACTTGTTTGTTTGTGAGCCCGAAATTTTGTAGAATAGCTCCAGTTGTAGATAAAAATTTAGCCCCGTTAGCGATCGACAAGCCAAAGGAATTAGAGATTCTCCTAGAAGTCGCCTCAGCTTCATCTCCAATCTCTGCAAATGTATTTCTTAAAACCTCGAGATTGTCCGATTGTTGATTTGCGGCTACTACAGCTGCAGTAGCTAGTGCAGTTATCGGAGCCGTAACGAACAAAGACAATTTTTGACCAACAGCAGAAATTGATTCGCCTTTTGATTTGAGATTCTGAAACGCTTGTTCAGCTCTCTTATAGGCGTTTTCGTCAAACTGAAATCCTAGACGAGTGACTAGTTCACGTAAAACCATTTGTTATCTCCTAGGACCTGCCAGTTGCGCTTTTCTTTGTTCAGTCACCTCAATGTGTTCTTTGAAATCCAAAACGTCGAGCGCATCCATTAAGTCTATTATAGACCAATGTGTCTCTATTTCTTCAAGGGTTGCGATTTTAGCAAGGACGCATCGCCAGACTGGCCAATCGAGGTGTTGGGGGACTGTATAATGATGCCCGCCAGAGCCCCCTCTTGGAACACCTTGGCGAGCTTTTGAAAAACATCTTGGTACTGGAATTTGACTTGCTCAGTTAGTAGTTCGATCAAAGAACCTATTCTACCCGCAAAGTGTGTCTCAACCTCTGCCTTAAGTGGGCGGTTGTTTATATAAATTGAATCAAGCAAGTCATAAAACAATTCTTGTCCTTCAGTTGAATCAAGTTTTTCAAATAATTGAGCTACGATAGAACCAATCTCAATATCGCCCAAAGATTTTGCAGTCCCCCCGTTTGCTGCTATTCCGAGAGGACTGCCAACAATTTTTAACAGTCTAGTAAGAATCTTATAACCTTTTGTTGCAGGAAAGTGTTGAAGGTGATAGCTGTGACCGTCAATAAATACGTCTTTACTTTCTCTCATACGGTCAAGTTATCAGATTTTTTTTTAATTGCCACCCTCTCCACCAAGCAATTCGTCAGTCTCAAGAACCCAAGAACGACTTGTCGCAGTGCGGTCAAATGTTGCATCAGGGCGACGACGAATCCAAGCAGTTACAGCTGAATAAAGTGTTGATCCTGAATTGTCTTTTAAAAGAAACGGAAACGTCTCGCCCGAAGATGCAAAGGATTCTAAAATAGCATTTGATTCAGAAGACTGAAGCAGGTCGATTGTGATTTGTGCTGACTTATTATTTTGAGCAGAGCGTGTTCCTTCTCCGTCTGTTCCAACAGTCAATTCGTAAAGGTCAGCGTTTGGAACGATATTTACAAATTGGCCGTCCGCAAAGCCGGACAAGATAAAACCACCAACAATAACGGCAACCTCTTTAGCATTATATGTTTTTGTAGCCATCTAACTATTCTCCCTTATACGCTCACTCGACCTTTAATAATGACTTTGTGGATTGCACCAGCTAGTGTTCCAGTAAATTCTACGTCTGGAAGTATTCTAGCAGTTTTGTTTGCGTTTGTGATTGAAGCTACCTTAGGAACAGTTACCTCGAAGTCCGACAGAACACCCGAAGTCACAGCATCTTGTAGACGTGAACGAAGTACGTTCTCAATAATTGCAATACCAGCATCAGTGTAAGGAATTTTGTCAGCGTTTACTAGCTTTTCAAGGATATCCTCTTGAATTCGTGCTTTTAGCCAGTCAACATCACGAATCACATCAACAAATTCACCAGATACAACAGTTCCTTCACGAGTCATTGAAACACCACCAATCTCTTCGTAAGTGTTTCCTTTTTTCGTGTTTCGGATATAGTTTGATTGAGTATCAGTCAAAGTGTCAGCATTCACACCTTTAAGTGTTTTAAACTTCCAAGTTGCTTTTCCAGGTTCAGTAGGAAGCATACGACCTGCCCAAGCTGCGTCTGGATAAGAGGCTTGATGATTTGACCAAAGATAAACAGTTCTATCATATTGCGAAGCGTTCAAGTTATGAAGCACGTTACTGCTTGATTGAGCTGTGACTGCCGCATCACTCGACGAAGCAATGAAAAGTCTTTTCAATGTTTCAACCTTTTGAGCCGCAGCTTGAATATCTGCTTGAGCACGTGACTGGATAACTACTGCATACCAGTCCTTTGATACGTTATAAGCGTTTTGAATTGATATCGCGTAGTCGTTGGAAGTGAGTGGAGCAACGATAACCTTTTCAGGCCTTGGCTCTTGAGTAAACATAGCTTGAGCCATCAAGTACTCAGCGTGTGTTTGAGTAAATCCGGCGTTAGTCATTGCAGAAAGACTTGTGTACTCTGCAACAGTTGAAGTCGACAAAACACCCGCGTTGCCGACAATAAGTGGGACTCCAAATCCTTGTCTAGTTACCCCTTGCGTTTCTAGGCTTATGGTAACATCAACAATTTGTGAAATATCAGGCATCTTTTTTTTCTCCTTTATCCAATAGTGGTTACGTCACCCCAAATATCTTCAACTTGTACTTTTTCAATCCAGTTAGTGCCGTCCACGTCACTTCTAGTATAGCCTAGGATTAAGTCCATGGACGCTCGTTCTTGAATTTGTGTTTCCAATAATTCACTGATATCAATTACGTCTTCATCTCGAATTAAAGAAATATTCGCATTGACCAAAGCCTCTTGCGATGATTCCAGATAAAGTCGACTTTTAATTGCCATGAGGCGTTCAACAGCAGCAAAGCCAAAGGATTGAATATTTAGAGTAGCTTGTCTTCTTTGAACAATCGTACGGTTAGAGCCTGAAATTATTCTTTCGTACCCAGCACCTTCAGCAACTGCCATCGTAGTTAGATTTAAAGAAAAGTATGGACTAACCGGAGCTGGAGCACGCTCCTTTGCCCAAATGAATTGTTCAGTCGCTAACGGGTCAAGCCAGTCGTAAATGGCATCCTGCAAACTGACCAAAGTAGAGTAAACAGTACTCATGTCGATACTTCCTCACGACGCACAGCAATGCATTTATAGTGCGGGAATATCTGCGTCCATTTTTCGACTGAAATAATATCATAAAGGGAGCCGTCAATTGAGATATAGTCGCAATTCTTTGCACCTGTGTTACTGACCGGAAACAATTCAGTCTCCGTGTAAACACGGTAACTCATTTTTGTGCGATAAGCCTCAGGCAATAGCTCTGTTTCTTTTGCATCCATCTTCTGAACGCTCGCCCTTATAGTGATAACGGTAGGGCTTGAAGCCTCAACCCATCGCCCTTTCACCCAAGTGCCACTAGAAGATTGTCGCGTCACGTTATAAGTAGAAGTGAATTTTGTGTTCTTTAACAGTTTCATTTTTTATCTCTCACCAAGTGGCGAATTGATTGCCAAAGTCTACCAGTGTCGATCAAAGGAACAGAGCTTCCTTTCCGAGCAATAGTGGATTTTTTAAGAGGGGGCGGTATTCGTTTTTTGATTCTTGATTGAATACTAGCAACAGACCAAAGACCTATTTTTTCGAGAGCATTTTGGTCACTTGTTTTCCCATCCGCCATCTCTTCGGCAACCTTCATAATAATCTTAGATAGGTTTTGGATGTTTTCATCGTACCAACCACCAAGCCACGATCGAGCCGGAACTCTTCCATCTGAAGAACCAAATTCATGAATTGCTGCAAGTTTGACTATGGGCAAGTCAGAGCCTCGTCCACCACTGATTGATGGAAAAGAGTCATGTCGTTTTTGAGCGTCAGGTTCCACAATTCC